TCCCCTTCTTTTTACCTTTGCGTTCTTTCTTCTCACAACCACACTCTTCGCAGAACTGTCTAAAGGACTTCATGACTTTTTCTTCATCGCAAGGATCTTACCAATCTTCTTACGACGAGCATGTAGATACTTGTCTGACTTGTCCTTGTCGCCGTCATTATCAATATCTCCATCTTCCTTGCCAACAGGATCCATTTTCTCTGGAATGAATTCTTCTTTCTTAGTCTTATTCTTATGCTTCCAAGCAGTAGCATAAGCAATTGACTTCTCTTTATCGGTTAGCTCACCATCCTTAGAATATGACTTCTTGATGTGCTTTACCATACGCTCTGCTTTAGCGCCAGGAGGTGCCTTCTCTTGGAGGTCTTCCTCACCTTCATATTCAACACCAGCTTTCACACAGTTATTGACTTCCTTGCCACCCTTTACCTTGGTGCCTTGCTTCTTGTATCCCTTCCAGCAAGTTTTGAAACCGTTGTCATCTTTGCCGTCCATCTTGACTTTCTCAAGGACGTAAGTTACGCCATCAATTTCATACTCTTCTGTTTCGAGAACTTCATACTCTTCATTCTTAGGAGCACTTTCTTGACCCACATAAGCACCTTTCTTAGGAGCTTTCTTACGCTTAGTGGTATCTTCAATCTCTGCGCCATGTGATTGAGGATCCATACCATCAAAAGGTGCTTCTGATAGATTCAGATTTACTGGATCTGTGTTCTGGAAGCAATCACCTCCCATCCACTTACCATACGCTTCCATCAGATCTGATGAAAATCCATCATTATTCTGAACTGTGTTGATTGGTTTCTGGTACTTCATCTTTATAGTAAAGTTCTTCTCGTATTATTTATAGTCCTGATGTTCTTGATCCACTCGCGGAACATTTCACCATCCTCTGTAATCACGATAGCGTAGTTACCACCAACGCGATGAATGGTTCCCTTCTCTCCATTACGAGAAGACATAACAAAGTCTCCTTCTTTGAACACCTCATGTTGGCGTTGCTGTTGGCGTAATGCCTCTTCACGTAGTTTCTTGAAATCTTTCATTAGTCTCTAACCTTCACATAAGATGAATTGTAAAAATAACTTTTCTTGAGTAAACCAGAATCATCAAAGATCTGCAGTCCATGTGATGCTGCGTACAGATACAAGGACTTCAAAACATTATTTTTAATGATTGGTTGTATTTGACTGCTAGACATAACCCAACCCAGTTCAACAGAAGCAATCTTTGATTTGAAATAATTTTTCAAATCTTTGTCTGATTTGTTTAAGTCGTAATTATTTTCCCCAGAGAGGAATTTTATATACTCACCAAGCAAGGTAGGCCATCCAGCATTTCCAGTTACATGATTGATGTCTGTATTGTCAATAAAGAATCTGTTCTTATTGGCAACATATTGCTCGAAGGATTTTATCGCTGGTTCTTGACTCAATTGTTGCTTTCTCATCAAAGCAACAAATGAAGTTCTCTTTTGTTTGAGTGTACTCTTAATTGTCGAACTTGTCATATCAATAATCATTTCTGCTGGACCAACTGAAATTTTGCCATGTTTAGCAGAAGAATTAGGAGCACCAAGTTCAAACTGAACATTCTCACCAACGTTGAAGTTTCTACAATCAAAGAAATAATTATATGATTTCTTCACATGCTTATTAGTTCCGCCAACTTTCGTAGTATAAATGACCTTGAAGTGGATGTAAATCTTTGCTGCTGTAGGAACCCAATCAACACGAATGTCTGTTACCTCAACATGAAACTCTTCAATAGAAGGATTTGAAATCAGTTGAACCGATGTTTGGTTCAAAGCTTTTTTCAAAGAAATGGGGATGAGAGTTCCGTTGAGAATGTTTTCATGTATCCAAGAATTGTATCTTGCTAGTTCTGCCATGTCTGCCTGAACTTTTTCGTCAGTTGCAGTAATAGATTTTTTCCCAGTAAACTTTTTCCATTCCTTCATATCACCAGCAAAGAATCCCATAGTAGTTGTTCTCAACTCATTCTTATTCAGATTTTTTGCAACAGCAAAGATGTCTGCTGGATTCCATTTATCATCCACAGAAGATCCATAGTTCTTCACATCATTAGAAATGTTATTCATTCTCCTCAGATAATTTTGCAAGGTGAGGTTGAACTTGTTATACCACTTACTTTTGAACCAACTGATTTCTGGTGTGCCACCAAAATAAAAATCATAGTTCACACCAGACTTCAGATAAGGAGATTTGTACAACGCATTTGCTACGTTGACTCCAGATTTACGCCATTCTTCTTTCCCCATTCCATAAAGAAAAACTTTACGTTTGTCCTTATTTGTTACAACATTTTGATTGATTATCTGAAGAACTTTAGAATCTTCGTTCACACCTTTCATAAGAAATTCATGAAACTCTGGTTCTGTTATATCAGAACCTTTATCCTGCCTCAAAGCTAAAGCATAGCAAGTTAGAGTTTCAGTCCAGTCGGATTCTTTTCCACTAAATTGGGACTTGAATTCATCTCCACCCCTGCCAGAAACAACCTGTTTTCCTATCTTATTCAGAGATAGTACTTCGATTTTCTTGGGGTTGGTTATACTCTGGTATTCTATATCTTTGAATGCATATCTACCAACATCTTTTGTTTCCATAGATCCTGGTGGAAGTTTTCTAAAGAGATCATCTAAGATATCTTTATCGTAAATGTTCAATCCCCATTCTTTTAGTTCATCATAAATTTCAAGGATTCGTTTTACTTTCTCTCCATCCTTATAGATTCTTCTAGTAGCGACAGACTCATCAGTAAAAGGTACGTCCGCACCAGTTCGCATGAGTTCAACAAACTTCTCCAAGTATTGGAATGGTTTTTTGATTACTTCTCCAATAGCTGCTACTGTCATGGAAGGTTACCTTTTACTGCTTTGAACAAACGGGTTTTGAAATCTTTGTTTCTTTTTAGATGAGTGGGGAGACCAGAGACGAACGTTTTCAAATCCATCTCAGCAATCGCCTTTCTCATTTTGCTAGCAGACATACCAGCAACACCATCAGCATCTGGATCTCTAGTACCAGCACTCTTGATTTCAATCGTATTCATTTTGTAATCCGTTCCATTATATTTTTTGATGAACTGGAAGGCAGGAACACGATCGGAACCAACTACAAAGATGGCATCCGTATATCCTTTTTCAGTCAACCACTTCAACGCTTTGATAGCATCTTTGATATCAGTATCATAGATAATTTTAGACTTGTGATCTGGAAACATCTCTTTCATGAATCCAACCTTTTCCTCTGCATCCAAAGGGTTTTTGCCTTTGTTATCTACCGTGTGACTGGGGAACACGTAGTAGTCATTACTACCAGCATACTCTTTGACCTTATTTATCAATAGCTCATGACCCGTGGTAGGAGGATTGAAACGACCAAAGGTGAATACTGCAACCTTAGCACCCTCACCAACTGGAGGAGTCCACGTTTTATCCAACGTAAAGTTGGCACGGGAGAACTCCAGACGATCAACGATTTTTACTGCCTTGCCATCTACGATAGCAACATAACCTTCTGGTTTGGTAACCACAAAGTTATCACCATTACGGAGAAATACTTTCGTGTCGCTGAGAGCAGCGAGCTTCAGGTTGATCAGGTTCTTGGCATTCGTGAAGGAGTTATACATCACGATGAACGCTTGGAATGCGCGTTTGTTATCTTCCAAGTAGGAGATACCGTTAGCAAGAATGTCACGATACTGCGCTTTAGACTTCTCGGTTTTTAGGCTTTCAACCTTCTCAACCAAAGACTTCTCAAACGCTGCCTGAAACCCACTCATGAATTTTCTGGTGTTGTTGATCGTCTTACCATCCTTCACGAAAGAGTTGGTGTAACGCTTCATCGTATAACCAAGAGTGAATTGCTTGGTCGCTTCATGAGCGATAACTTCCAGAAAAGATTTTGCGATAGAAGCATTCCTATTCACAACTGAGATAACAGACTTAAGCACACGCTCCTCTGCTGCAGTCAAACCAGACTTGGCGCTGATGTTATCTACAGTAGCAGATGCAAGGAATACATTACGGGTAGATTTGAGTTTGAATTGATCGACACCAAACCCAGCACTCATCTCAAGCAGAGTTTGACCACCACTATAGAAAGTGTGGAACACAACTCCAACTTGTGCTGCCTTTACTGCTTTGCCTAGATCGCTATCTACAGGCCAAGCATAAGTCAGGGTGTTGGGCGTTGCAGTATAGAAACGATCACCATCAATTGTCTTGGTTTGAATGTCTTCTTTACTGAAGAGAAGGTCTCCCTGAATGACTCCTTTGACTTTCAGTTCAGGAAAATACTTCAGACAATACTTTAGTTTAGTAGCAAGATCAGGAATGTGACCATGATTCTTGTCGATATCTTCATCGGTAAAATTTACCTTTGGTTCTTTCTTGTTGAATACAGACTTGGTGCCGACAAAGAATTTGCCGCTCTCTGGGTCGATACCGCAAACCACAGCAGGAGCGCCATCCCATTTGGTAGTAACCTTCACATTACCA